TCAAAACCATCTACTCTCGCCCTCTCTTCTTGGACATTCATCATCTCACCTTCCGGCTTTGCCTCATACCGCCCGAATTGCATCCCTCTTCGCAGCGATGATGTCCGCAAGCCGAACGGCTTGCTCCAACGAACACCCGGTTTCCACCAGTACGCGCTCAAACCTAACCCGTTGATCCGCCAACAACCTCGCCGCACGCTGCTCTTCAGCTAGCTCGCGGAATATAGCAGCCTCACGATCCGTGATGTCTTCCAATATGCTCTTCATAATGTTGTCTCCAATAACGGGTGGGGTTGATTTCCCATCTCGCGTTATTGTTATTTATACAAGTACCGCAAAATGCTGCTCCGCTTGTAAATATGTCATTGGACATTCACTTAACCTTCAAGTTCTCTACTGTCGACGATGCGAACGCGTTTCAATCGTGGTGCGAGGAGTCTGGATACATGGCTAGGCAAGTGCGTCTAGATAGTTCAGCGCATTTTTGTGAGGCATGTATATCGGACGATCAGGTGTCGTCGTTCCACGATTTGTGGGGAATATTCTTGGTAAGTTTTGGCGTTAGACCTATCTGAGGACAGGCTAAAAGGCATTTCCTCATAAATATCCTCAGAATTACTGAGGTGAACTAATGGCTAAAGGTGGGTATCGCCCCGGATCGGGCCGTAAAGCTGGCAAAGCTGGCTTGGACAAATTGATCACAAACAATAAGTTGTTGGAAGAGGTGAAGGCCAAATATGCCCATCTTGGCAACATTGAAGACCCGCTTGAGGTTATGTTGCTGTGTCAGACCATGGCGGTTGAAGAACAGAATTGGGACAAAGCGTTTGAACGCTCTAGCGTTCTAGCTCCATTTTTCCATGGCAAGGCTCCGTCTGCTGTTGAGCACACGGTTAAAACCATCAAAGACGATGCATCGGTGGCAGAGCGTGCAGCGCATCTTTGGGGAACTGTTCCGAAGCTGACAGTGGTTAAATGATCGAAGTTGATCCTTTAATCCTCGAAAATCTACGTGCTATTCGACAAGACATTTCGCTCTTGGAACAATATACGCCGGACCAACTCGAAGACATACGCGAACTTCACAACTACGCGATGCGCGAATGCTTTGACTATTATGCTGAAGTCGTCGCACCGGATTTCTGCAAACCACACCACGATCCGGCCCCATCACGCCACCACAGGCTGCTGATCTATTGGTTGAACCAACTCGCCGCGTGGGATGGCACCGGCAAAGTCGGCATCAAGCGCCTGATGATCTGGATGCCGCCCGGTTCTGCCAAAAGTACGTATACCGCACGTATCTGGCTGTCTTGGATGATGATGCGGAACGAGTTTTCCGAGTGCATCCTGACATCAGCATCAAGCACACTGGTTGATGAGCACTCAGAGCGGATTCAAAAGCTCGCTATCAAGTATGGGGATATATTCAAGGTAAAGTTGCTCGGTTGCCGTGGTGAACAGTTACCAGCCAAAGGTAATTGGAAACTTGATAATAAGTCTAGCCTCTTGGCGGTTTCGGCGGGCACTGATTTTCAGGGCTTCAGGGGTGACATCATCATAGCCGACGATCCCGTTGGTGGTGTTGAAGACATGACCGATGGCAAGCGTGAAGCCATGTGGCAGTGGTTCGACCAAAATATGCTTGGTCGTATTTCTGATGGTCTTAGCCGGATCGTCGTCATTATGACGCGTTGGAATGATGACGATATTTGCGGCCGGATTTTGCGTGAAAAGGGACGTGAAGGCTGGACGATTATTTCTCTCCCAGCGATTTGGGAATACGAGCACGACGAACCCGAGTTTCCGCTTGGTCTTGGCCGCAAGATCGATATCACGCTCGCCGAACCACTGCGTGATGAGCGGCTTTTGCTCTGGCCCCAGTACCACGGCTTTGAACGCTATGACGAAGCCCGTAAGGGTGCCGAGATCAAATTCCAAGCTCAATATCAGTGCAATCCCCTCCCGCCCGGCGGTGTCCTTTTCCAAGCGGACAAGATCAATCCTTCACGCGGCGCCCGCCGTGCAGTGAAGATGGTTCGGGCATGGGATTTCGCTGCAAGCAAGAAAAAAGGCGCCGATTATACATGCTCTGTCAAAATGCAAGTGGATGCATTCGGCCATTATAACGTGCTGCACCGCACCAAGGATCGCCTTGGTCCGCATGAGGCTCGTGCAGCCGTGATGGATTTCGCCAAAGAGGATGGTCCGAATTGCTACATCGCAATTCCCAAGGACCCCGGTCAGGCCGGATCATGGCAAGCTCAGGACTTGGTTGCAGGGCTGGCGGGCTTCAAAGTTGAGGTATATTCACAAACAGGGTCCAAAGAGGATCGCGCTAAGCCGTTCGCCAGTCAGGTCAATGGCGAGAATGTCAGTGCTGAGATAGCCGATTGGAACCGCGATTTCGTTGACGAACTGCGCGGATTCCCAAATCTTCAGCATGACGATCAGGTGGATGCTGCATCGATGGCGTTCGGGTCGCTTTTGGACCTTCCGAAGCTAGTTCGCCCACCGCGTTGGAGCCATGGAAATCACCTTTCACGCTAGCTTGTAGCCGCGTGCACACGCACACACGCTCTGAAAATAATCTAAACGCCCTCTCGCGCGTGTTCGCACAGGTCCCCACGACCAAAATGTGCCCCACAGGCACGCAAAAACGGTCTCAGCGCGGGATTTCGCGAGACCGTAGGCTCAAAATGTGACTGAGATTAGGCGGAAACGATGCGGCTAACAGCGTCCAGCGAGAGCTTCCGACCATATTCGGCGAGAACATGCGCCTGAATCGTCCTCAGAGGCTTGTTTGAGGCTCTGAGAGCCTTCATGGCGGTGATGATGACCTGTTCCTCCTCAACCGGCTCCAAGGCCCCTTCAGAGCCTTTGGTGTAGCCAAACGGAACGATTCCACCGAGGTAGCGGCCACGTTCCTTCTGATCCTTCTTCATGGCGCCGACACGCTCGCGGATCATGTCGCGTTCGACCTCTCCAAACGCGGCGGCAATGGTCAGGAACACCTTAGCCAGACCGTTTGACACTTCACCGATGTCCAAAAGGATGAGGGAAACGCCTTTATTTTTAAGCTCTTCAACGGTTTGCAGAGCGTCGAGCGCGGATCGGAACATTCTGTCCAGTTTCACGGCAACAATGATGTCGCCCTTGACGAGTTTGTTGAACAGGATGGTGCCTTGCGGGCGAGAACGCACAGGCAGGCTTCCCGACACCCCTTCTTCCACGAAGACCTCAGCGATATCGTGGTCGTTCATCATCGCCCAACCACGAAGTTTGCGTTCCTGAGCGGCGAGGCTTTCGCCTTCAGCCTGTTGGGCCGTGGAAACACGGCAATATGCATAAACGGTCATGGGTCACTCCTGTCTGTTTGTCTGCTTGTATCTATTTAGCTTCGCGATGTCAAATGCTGTCTGTCTGTTTCAACAAGCAGACAGACAAACCATCAGGCAGGCCTCTAACCCCCTCAATACGCATCGTTTATCAATATCCTATGGGGTGGGTAGGTTTTGGGTGAGCGCACGACGCCCCAGCGCAAGCAGTTAAAACGCACAGCAACTACTTTCTGAAAAATTTTCCCAATATTTTTCTTGAAACGACCCTCCCCATAAATATCGGATGATCGTCATCACCTTCCCGGCCCCGCTCTACATGGCTTTTCATGTTCGCATAGGGGTCATTGCTCGGTCAGTTGTTAATGGTGACCTTTCGGATGATCAGGTTGATTATGAGATGAAGTATCTGGTTCGTCAGGTCACGGAGGCCCATCTATTGTTGGAACAGATCAACACGATACTCCATCCACTATCCTAAATAATGGATGCCAAAGACCACGAAAACATCGTCTCCCGCAGCGTCGATTCTCACACTTCCGAATGGAAGCCCCGAGCGTTCGGCTGCATTTAAAGCCTTTTGCCAAGCCCTGCTTGAGCGCAAAGCCGCATCCGACAAGCATTCCCCTAAATAATGGGTAGTCTAATAGGACACCCGTAATCAATGTTTGATATTATTTCCGCAAAGTATAATCGCGATGAGCAATTTTTGCAGCGCACGCATGACCTAAATTTGCTGCTGCGGATCATTGCTCCCGAAGTTGCGGGCGGAATCTATGATATTCCTGAGAACTCGGGTCACCCACCCTTGGTGCCGTTCGGTCAAGAGACGACTGGTTCCGGTCGATACATCAAAATTGAAAATCGCCGCCCGAATATTCCCGAGGGCACGAGCACTTTGCGGGCACAGGTTGTACGCCAAGGGCAGATGTTATTTGGCGATGATGCTTTCCCATCGGTCAGCACGTCTGATCAGACCGTTCGGGTTGTTCTAGAAGGCTGGATAGACCAAGCGCAGATAGCCGACAAGATGCGGGCATCCGTTCTGTTGGGGTCCGTGGGTTCCGTCGCCCTGCACCTCAAAGCATTGGCTGACATTAACGATCCTCACCGCGTCTACGTCGATGTTCACACCACCAGCTTCCTGAACCCCACGTTTAAGGCATATCGTCCTGACGAGCTGGAAAGCATGGAGGAAAAATACAAGATCGACGGCCAGAGCCTTCGTCTAGATGGTTACGCCATCCCTGAAGCCGATGACGCGGCCATTTTCTGGGTCATGCGTCAGTGGACTGAAACTGAAGAGATTTGGTATCAGCCTTGGAAAGACGTTGATGAGGTTCGCGCGAAAAATCGTGGTGAAACCTTCACGCCTGTTCGTGACGACGAATCTTCAACTGTCCACAATCTAGGTTTCTGCCCGTGGATTTGGATTAAGAACCTACCGTTGGGTCGTGGCGTGGATGGCTCTAGCCAGTTCCGCGCGGCCATCGATCACGCCATCAATCTTGATTATCTGGAATCCCAGATCGCGCGTGCGGTCAAGTATACCATGGACCCGACGCTGGTCATTCAGCAGGACCCTTCGACCCCGGATGATGAGGAAGAAGGCGGCGATGAGCTAGCCAAAAGCCCCAGCACCATCCTCGTGATCGGCACGGATGGTAAGGCTTACTATCTGGAAATCAGTGGTGTGGGCATTGAGAAGGCGCGACAGGTCGCGGCGGACCTTCGCAAAGCCATTATTGAGATCATGCACGGCGACCGTGTTGACCCTGAAAAGGTCACACAGGGCCATCAGGGCGCCAAGTCTCTCGCCATGCTCAATCAGCCTCTTATCGGTCTGTGTGACCAACTGAAGGTCTCTTACGGCTCTGCGATGAAGCAGATGCTTCGGATGTTCATCCGCATCGGCGCCACTCGGGACATCGAGGTCAACGACATCACCTATGCGGCGGCTTCACTGAAGCCTGTCCCTGATCTTCATTTGGATTTCGGCAACTACTACACGGACACGCCCGCCGAATTGTTCGCCCAAGCTCAAGCCGACAAGCAGAATATCGAGAACGGCTCCTTGAGCATTGAACGCGCGATCAGCAAGCACGCCAAAGACTACAATATCAAGGATGTTCCGGCGGAACGGCTGAAGATCGAGGAAGACCAAAAGGCTACGGATGCGCGCGCAATCAGGCTCGCTGGGGCTATGGCTCAGGTCAAAGTCAGCGAGGACATCTAACCACTCAGTCCGTCACTTTCAGTTCCCTTACTAAATAACTTCATAGATCGGCAGGGGCCGGTCGCATTGAAGTAGGGACTGAAATGACAACTGAAACTAGCGCAACCGCTTCGGCGGAATCGACAACCGAATCCAAGATCGAAACGAAGACCGCAGGGGCGGCTAAGTTTAGCTTCGAGGAACTTGAGAAATATCGGGAAGAAGCAATTTCCGACAACATCAAGCTTCGGGAGAAGAACTCCGAATATAAGAAGCAAATGCAACAACTGGAAACGCAGGCACGCAAGGGTGCGGAGCTTGAGGAACAGTTGACCAAAGTCGAACAACAGGCACGCCAACGCGTCGCCAAGGCCGAATTCAAAGCTCTGCTTAAGCATTCCGGCATTGATGACCCTGATGTGTTGAAGCTCCTTCCGCTAGAATCCGTCGAATATGACGACGAAGGTGAACCGAGCAACGTTGAGGCTATTTGGACCACGTTTCAGGAATCCAAAAAGTATCTCTTCAACGCAAAAACTAACACCAGCACTGCTGCGATTAAAGCAGCACCGGAACCTAAGAACGTCTCCGTGGACTGGAATACTTTGAGTGATGAGGAATTCGATGCTCGCCGTGCAGAAATGCACAAGGCGCAGCGTCGGCAATAAAACCTCCCGCCACGGCGGCACAACTATTGTAAAGTTGAATTTTTATTATGTCTAATATGTCTCTTATCAATGTCAATTCGGCATTGGCTCCCCTAACCCAGCAAGGCTACTTGAACCGTCTGGTTCGTCCCTCTCTTGAGCCTGAAAACGTCTGGCGTAAAGCTGCCTCGACGGATGCGGAAAACTTCCCCCACCAAGCCGGTATGCCGGAAGTCATCAGCGTTCGTGGTCTGCTGACTCCGAACCTGACCCCGAACAACGTCTCGTCCTTTACTGACCCTCTGGGTGGTATGACTGTCGGCAACGCCGTCCAGTATGAGCAATACCTCGGTAAGTTCGACCGCTACGACCACCTCCTGTCAGTTGACACGGAAGGCGAAGACTTCGCTATCGTGCGTCAGTTTGAAGAAAACTTCATCTCTCTGGCTCTCTATGGTGCGCAGGTCTCCGATTTCTTGGCTCGTAACGCGCTGTTCACCACCTACACCGGTGGTAACACCTTCCTGACGGCCAATGCTAACTCGTCCGCCACAACGATCCACGTTGACAACATCAACGGCTTCGTCCCGGCTTCGTCGACCCTTGGTACTGTCGCCACCCCGACGATCACCATCGCTGGCAACACCTACACCATCTCGGCTGCAACGCCTGACGGTTCG